CTCTTCACAGCAGTTGTAGTAAAGAACTTCAGTAGTATTGGTTTTAAGATTTTAAGCATAATAATCTTGTGTTACTTTCCAAACATAGCTACATTGCTAGTATTAGACAAGAGTTTACACTTCTATGGAAGATCAAGAAGAAAAAGAAGGTACGGATTGGGGTGAACTTTTTGGTCACGCTGTCCGATTTATGATTCTTTGCTGGTCGCTTGCAATGATGACTCTTGGATATATGGATAAAATTCGCAATGACGGAGCTTTTTTAGCAGGTTTGACCTCTGGGGTCTTAGGCAGCTATGGTATCAGCGTGAACAAAAAGAAACCTAATAACGCTGCTAAAATAGTAGATAACAAAGACACTAATGTAGGTATCAAATGAAGAAACTATTATTACTAAGTCTATTTATAGCTGCACCTTGTTACGCAAACGGAGTGCCTTCTTGGACTACTGGCTCTAGTAACAGAACTGAGAACACTACTCAAACTATAACTCGGACAGTAGTTACTGAGAAATATGGGTCAGCCCTAAATACTTGGGAAGCATCTAATATTTCTGTAGCTGCATCTGCTGGTATTGCTGGTGGTGATGCAGTATTTACAGTTGCAGATACTTCAAAAGATTGGTCACTTAGTATTACTACTAGGGCAGCAAGCCAAATGACCGAAAAGATCACACAGAATGACACGATCAACACTACTAGCGTTATCACTTCTTTGTCTGTCTTTAGTCAGTAATAAAGCAAGAGCCGAAGGCGATACAAATGTACAGGCTCAACCTAATGCTGTTGGTAATTCTAGTATTATCAACCAAAATATGAATGTTAATAATGGAATGACAGGCAAGCTACAGTTTGGAAACTTAGTCTGTAGTCAACCTACTATGGCTGTAACTCCTTTTTATACAGGAAATGATGCACAAGGAGAAGATACATATAGCATCAATGAAGGTTGGGGAGTACAGGTAAGTTGGATGATACCGCTAGGAACTAATAATGAAACGTGTTCTGAACTAGCAAAAGTAAAGCTAGACTTAGCCAAAGAAGAACTAGACAAGCAAGTGCATGATAAGCAGCTAGTTCGTATCTTGAAGTGCGGACAGCTTCACGCATCAGGCTACATGATAAACCCTGCTTCTAAGTTCGCATACATCTGTAGTGATGTAATCAATATACGAAGTTATGTAAAAGCCAACGCAGAAAAATTTAAGTAGCTAGTTAGACGCCACACGTACAGGTATGTGAACTCTAGCTACCTTTATTATTATCCATCTTTTCTTTTACATTTGCGACTTCTTTTTTAAGAATCTTAGTAAATATTTTCTTAAATGTTTTCTTGATAAAAGCTAATACTGATTGCATAGCAATACCACCAACCACACTAGCAACTGACGCTGTACCTGCTGCTATCACACTAGAAGCTATAACCTCTGGTGCAGGTATTGGCATCTCCCCAAAAAATGGTAGATTAAACGTAGCTATAGCTTCTTCACTTGATAAAGTTTCTTTGGGTACTAGCTGGTTCTGCGGTATTGTTTCTGGTTTTAACTGTAATTCTTCCTCCTTTGCAGATGTTGTTTCTTCTTCAGCAGAAGATCCCTGATCTCCCAGACCCGACTCAACTTGTTCCAGAGAAGGTAAAAGAATTGGATCTAGATAAGGTTCCTCTGCCACAGGTGGATAAAAAATTGTTCTAGGTGGTACAAGAATATAATCTGTATCAGGCAGATTAATCTCTGGTATTTCCACTAACTAGGTCTTCATTATAAAGCAGAGTGCATAGTATGGTGTAAGAGTATCTACTGTACCAGAAACGGATATATTATTGAGGGTAAGCGTACTTATATCATACCTATAACCAGTGAGTCGTTGGAATCGATTTCCACTATGGGCATAGGGAGTAGTTGTGTGACCAATACTCATACTGTTAGCATTATCATTCGTACCATAAGTTCCTGTTCTAGTTGCACCATACCAGTTACCAGTAGAAGTAACACTATCGGTCGCTGAACCCCCTGTCTGTGTAAGAGAACCAGATACATTAGTTTTTGCAGTACCGCTATCGTCTTGTTTTGCACCTACTATAAATTTATCTCTTAAATCTGGAGTGCTATTATTTCCATCACATAATACCCACCCACTAGGAATAGATGCAACTGTACTATTCCACATAATAATCATGCCAGTTACAAATGCAGATGGTGTTGGTATTGCTTCAAATGTTGGATCTGCTCCGTTGTTTGCTCTTAAAAACTTACCATCATCAGATGATGTGCCATGTGGTAGTTTGGCTAGGGTTACTGCTTCGTTTGCTATTTTAGCTGAGATAATACTGTTATCTACTATGTGGCTAGTAGATACTGCATTAGCGTCTATTTTATCTCCTGTTACTGCATCATTAGCAATAGTTAATTGGGTAGAGCCAGTTACATCACCTGTATGTGTAGCGTTGCTGATTTTAGCTGTGTTTGCTGCTATAGCTGTATTAATTGAGTTAGCTAACTTATCTGCTGTTACTGCATCATCAGCTATCTTAGCTGTTGTTATACTTCCATCTGCTACAGCACCAGCAATTTTTAACTGACCAGCCATACTGCTGTGTGAACTGCATTGGTAGTACAAAACATCAGGTGCATCATGCGGTACTGTAAATACTATTTCTGTACCACCAGCACCACCATTATTTGTTACTCCTGTGTTATAAGCATCATTCGTACCGCCATTAGCAATACTGGTTTTTATATAAAAAGGGTGTGCGCCAGTACTATTTCTATTTTCAAAGATATAAGTATGACCTCTGCTAAGAGTTAACGTAGGGTCATTTACTGTACCCGTAAGACCTTTACCTGTAAATGTATAGTGGTTTGTACCACTAGCACCTAAGACATATCTTAGGGTATCTTCAATAGCCCTTGATGATACTTGTGTTAAAGGCATAGTTAATTAGGCTTGGGATTAGCGTCTTTAACAGCTTTTATTGCATTGTAAAAACCTGCTAATTTAGTTTTTAAATCTGTATCTGCATCTATAGCGTGCCAAAGCAAATCTAATTGTTCTCCCACTTGTGGATACGCATTAGCCCTGTTACCTTGATACTGCATAGATATGTCAATTTCAATTTGAGCTATTGCTGCTGTTTTAATTTCTTCTTCAGTAGGTATAGCTGTTTTGCTTACCCAAGAACTTTTTAACGTATCATAGTTAAAAGTTTCAAGATCACTTAGCGAAAAACCAAGTTTAACTAAACCTCTGTTTAGAGTGTATCCTTTTGGATAATCTCCTTTTGTTGAGCCTACAGTTAGTTCGTAAAACTCTTGCAGTTTTGTGTCTTTTGCGTGTGCCATAATTTTATGAAGGGGTTGCTACTTTGTTTAATCTAAATCTAAGTACTACGTTATACTGAGTTACACCACCATTAGAGTAGTTTGAAAGCAAAGAGCCTGTACCAGTACTCATAGTATTCATGTTTCCATCACATGACCATCTAAAATCGTATTCGTGTCCAGTTTCTAAATAATATTGTTCGCCAATGGACAAATGACCAGATTCATTATCATGATAACCAATCACTGTTAAATTAACATTTGTATTAATTGTTCCGTTGCCTTGATATGCTTCAGCAGCTTTACTATCAGTTCTGTTATATAAATAGGGCATTCTATAATGTTGAGGATTATGGTTTACAAACTGACTGTCTAACGTATAAGTTCCAGTTTCGTTTACTGTAAAATAATTTGACTGAGAAACATTTATAATATTTCCATGATCCATCATACGATTAAATGATAGTTGGAAATTGGTTTTACCACCAGTACCACCTACTCCCATAACAGCAGGGAAACATCTAAAATTACTACCTGTGTCATGTAATTCAAATATTGCAAATTTATTTAGAGCAGTTTCTACAGTATCAAACGAAACTGCTGACCCATCAGTTTTTAAAAATTTACCTGCATTACCAGATTGACTAGGTAATCTATCTGGCACACCTTGAGCTACTAAGTTCCAAGATGCGTGTATAGAACCACCACTAGCAGGTGCGTTACCTGTAGTGTTAGCTACAGCTATATATGTAGAGGTATTCTGTAAACCTCCTACTGTGTCTGTGTAAGCTACAAGATCGTCAACTGTATAAGCAGTTCCGTTGTTGTAAGTACCTCGCCAGACCTGTTTAATTTTGCCGAGATCAATAGTCGCCATGTTAAATAGTTGCGATTAGTTTACCATTTGCATTTACGCTAAAGGTAAAACCTGTAGCTGCAAAAATAACATCTTCAAAGTTATCATAATCTGAACCAGATATATTGTCCACACCGCCATTAGTTGTTGTCACGATTAAATTACCTGCTGCATTTGTATTAAATCCATAAATTTCGGGAGAAGATGCTGACTCAAAGGTTGGGTCTGCACCATTATTTGCTCTTAAAAATTTACCATCATTGCTAGATGTACCATGTTCGAGTTTAGCTAAAGATATAGAGTCATCTGCAAGTTTAGATCCAGCTATTGCTGCACTTGCGTTTATATCAGCATTTACAATAGTTCCGTCTGCTATGTTGTCAGTTTCTACTGCATTTGCAGCTAATTTGGTATGACTAATTGCACCAGTAGCTATTTCCGTAGTTCCTACAGCACCAGCACCTATCTTGGCTTGTGTAACTGCGTCATCTTGTATCTTTCCTGTTGATACAGAATTGTTTTGTAGAATTGCTGTTGTTACTGTGTTATTGCTTGGAGTTCCAATATTCACAGTAGAACCCATTACTACTGCGTGGTAGCTTGCACCAGTAGCAGGTGCAGCAGCTAACTTAACTGTGCTGCCATCTAAAGCAAAACCTTCTGTAGGTGTAGATGTACCAGCATTAGGTTTTTGTACAACACCTTCTATTATTAGTAATATTTGTTGTGCATTTGTAGGTGCATCACTAAGAGTGAAATTTTGTGTACTGCCATCAAATGCAGGGCTAAGTGTAGATATAAAGAAATTACCTATACTTTGTACTTCTTCCCACGCAGCATTTGTACCGTTATACACAAGCATTTTACCTGTGCTTGTATTAAAAAATAAATCTCCGTTATCTAAGCTAGTCGTAGGGTTGCTAGATCCAACTCTATATCTTTCTGAAAAGTCGTTAATATCTCCACTTAAACTTACAAGATCATCTTCTCTTAAAGTTGCTTTATGGTATGTATAGTTTTGACCTGCACCTGTAGAAACAACAAGAAATCTAACACCTGCTGTAACAGAAGCTCCACGAAAGTTTGTGGCGATACCAGATATATTTACTGTCGTACCACCTACTGTTGTACCAGATGCAGTACCAGTACTGCTAACTGCCATACCACCTGCGTCTGCAATACTTATAACTACACCTGATGCTGGCTGTGTATTAGGAAAAGAGTTTTCATTCGCAATAGCTTCTAAACCACCGATAGGTGCTAGTTGTGCAGCCACATAATCTACGATTGCACCACTTGTAGGAAACTTAGTATCGTCATCAGTTATAGTTGTTGCTTTCTGTAAACCATCTAACTGGTTAAGGTCTGCTATATCAGATGTTAAAGCTGTACTGTCAGCTAATTTAGAAGCTGTAGCAGATTGCATAGTTGCCAGAGTTTTTAGTTCTGCATCTGCAATTTTGGCATTTGTTACAGAGTCATTTGCCAGTTCACTTGTATCAACTGAGTTTGCTGCAAGGTGACTAGCATCTAAAGGACTACCTGCTATAAGACTTTTTATTTCTGATACTGTTTGATCTGCTGTAGCACCTGCTTCTATACCATCTAACTTGCTGTGGTCATTATCAGTAAACACGTTGCTATCACTAGCTGCGTCTACTGCTGCTCTTATCTCTGCGTTAGTCTGATCTCCTGTAGCACCTGCTTCTATTCCATTTAATTTTGATAATAAAGCATCAGTAAATGCGTTTGTATTAGCATTATTTTCATAAGCAGTTTTAATCTCTGCATCTGTTTGATCTGCTGTAGCACCTTCTTCAATACCACCTAATTTATCTGTAATCTCTTGTTGAGCAAATAATATTTGGTCACTATTATTATCAAGGTCTGTTTCTGTTAAAACACTACCATCAGCAAAGTCTACTTTCTTTGCACTTATATTTGTATTTCTTTTAAATTTTATATTAGCAGTACCAGAAGGAGGTATATTACCAGAAGTAAAAGTAACTGATGAACCACTAATATTGTAGTGAGTGCCTATTGTTTTAAGAACACCACCAACTGTAACATCAACCTCTGTATTCTCTAAGAAAGAAAAAGATATAGCAAAAGTGGCTGTACTACCATTTCCGTTATGGGTTTGTGACGTAGCTGTGGTGTTAGTAGCCATAGTTAGTTTCCAGAGAAGTTCTCTAATATTGGTATTATATCTTCATAAGCTCTTCTGTTTTCGTTTTCAGCCATTGATTTTATTTTTTTATCCATAATATATTCTTTATAATACTCTACAGCAACTTTTTTGT